GATTTGTTATAGCTAAATTTTGACAGGGATAGTATTTTTGTTTACCTCTTATATTCAGTAAAAGTCCTACAGCTTCTTTAGGATCTTGGTCTTTCGCATGAACCAATGCGTCATCTTTCCAACTCATTGCGTAAACGTACCGATGCTAGGAAATAAAGCACGGGTGCATTGACGTTTGGGTGCTCTAACTCCAGCCATATCAATAGCTCCTGCTAATTCAAATTCAACTACTTCTCTATTTTCTGCTGCTTTTCTATCTACTGTATAAATTTGACGTTTAAATTCTGCTGTAGGATCTGGTGTACCTAGTGGATTAGTACCTCCACTAAAATTTGCAGCATCAAGAAATCTTGCCATTGTTCTAATTCTTGTAAACGTAGCACCCGTCAAATCATTACCAGCAGTTGTTTGATTAACAAGTAACAATATGGCTGATATAGTTCCTAAAGCATTACTTACAACAAGTTTGGGTCTTGGAATCTGACCACGTTGATATGCAAAACCTGTAGCTTCTATAGGAAATCTTTGATAAGAATTACCAGCCCATACTATTTCACCATTAGCATTTAAGTTACTTCCAGAATGAAACCTATAAACTGTAGTCGCACCATGCAAAGAGTTATCTAGCTGTAATGTAAAAAGTTCAATAATTGCAGATGGATTTATTTTTTGAACTTCACTAAATACAGGGTCAGTACTCATGGTTCAAACACCTCTCTAAATGTTGCCTGTATTGTTGCTCTGTTTAAATATGGAATTGATTTAGACCATGTTTCGCAAACAAATTTAGATGAACTAGCTTCTCCTGGAGGTTGAAAATCAAAACTGGCACTATCATTTGCTCTTGCATCTAAAAAAGTTTCTATTGTATCTGCATCTGTTTCTGATACATTAAAAGTTAAATTAAATATTTTTGGGTTCTGATGTTGTGCTAATCCAAATAGTATTCTATGTTCATATCCATCAGCAAAACGCACTGTTCTAGTATTAGGTGCGGATCTTTTTTGTTGTCCGTATGTTGGAGTAATTGAAGGAAAAGTAGCCATTATGCAAGTAAACCTCCAGGTCTTTTCTGCTGTACTAATTCAGATTGTACAGCTACAGATATAAGACGACCAAGTTCTCTACCTTGTTGTTCATCACCTTCAACTGAAGAGCCAGAAGCATCTACATTTACGATTACATTTGTAGATCCACCAAGTGCATGATTTGGTGTAATCATTCCTGATACACCTGGGCTAAACATCTCAGGTCCACGTTCTCCAACAAGATAACTACTTCCTCCTTTTACAGGCCCACCATCTGCTCTACCAAAAGTAAAACGTGATACCTGTTGGTCGGGAGTTAAAGTTGGAGTGGCTCTTGTTGCACTTCTAGTAAAATTATTGCCAAACATACCGCTAAATAAACCCATAATTCCTGATCTAATCTGTGCTGCTAATATTTGTGCTGCCATATCCAAGAAATGATCTGCTGTACGTTGAAATAGATTTCTTAAAGCATCTTGAGCAGACATAGAGCCTTTTACAATACCCTTAAATGATTCTGCAAAAGAATCTCCAATACTTTTACTTAAAGAATCAATCTGTCTTAAAGGATCAAGTAATTTATTTAGTTCGTCAACAGGAGCTTTAATAATTGCTTGTCTTTCTAATTCCTCATTAAATTCCCTTTGGATTCTTAATCTTTCAAGAGCAAGATTATTTTGTTCCCTTTGTTTTGCTAAAGCATCTTCACCTCGCTTTTCACCAGCTTCTTCCATAGTAAGAGAACCACTTATAAAAGCAGATAATCCTTTACCTCTTAATGGATTGAGTTTACTAAGTTGCCTTTGTAAAAAATTAAGTTTAATAGCTTCTTGTTTAATAATTTGATTATTTTTATTAATGATCCCTTCTAATAATTGATCTTCAGCAGCAGTAGCTCCCTTTGTTTTTAAAGTTTCTAAAGCTCTTTGAGCCTGATTCAAACTTAATTCTTTAGATAATCCAGGTAAAGCATTTATTAATGAAGCATTATCTTTTAGTCCTGCAAAAATATCAAAAGTAGCTTCTGATCCAAATGTTTGTGTTAATGCAATTCTTGCCGATGCTTCAAATTGTTTAAATGCTTTTAATGCTTCGAGTGCTTCATCTTTGGTTATTCCGAGAGATTTAGCAAATTCAGCTACTTGTTTTGAAGAGAACAATGAAGTTCCACCTGTAGCTCTTATTGATACGTTTAAGTCATCAACAGCTTTATTGAAAGCTATAGCTTTTTCTATTTGAGCAGCAATAGCGGTAGCAAAAATAGAAGCAGCAAAACCACCTCCAGGTGCAAGTGCTCCTCCAGCACCACCAGCTACAGCACCAAATACAGAACTTAAGCCACCAGCACCAAATAGGGCAGGAAAACCTCCACCAATCAATGCACTACCAACACCACCTTTTAAACGAGCCGAAGCTCCACCTTGCATTGCAAAAGGACCTTTGGGATTGGCTCTTGAACCAAAACCTAATGTGTTTAAAAAATTAGTGGGTGGAGGTAAAGCAGGACCAATATTTCCACCTTTTACACCAAAAGGAGCAGTAGTTGCAAATTGACTTGCCGATAGTTGAGCTAAAGTACCCCTCATTTTTTTGGTATCTGCCTGTATTTTCTTTACGTTTTTATTGAATTCTTTAAATCCACCACCCATTCCTGCACGATTTGATCCAGCAGCAGCTATTTCTCTAATTTCTCTTGATCTTGCTACATTTGCTTCGACTTTACCTCTAAACATAGAAGTAGCTTGACCTGGGCCAATAGGACCAGAAAACATGGTTTGAGGTTTTATACCTTTTTCTGCTAACTTTTGCATTTTCATTTCAAAAGTTACTTGTTGTAAAAGTTTTGCTCTTTTTTCTAATCCAAGATTTAATTCTTCATTTGCTTTTACAAGATTTCTAGCTGCCTGTGTAGCTTGTGGAGTACCTAAAGTAGCTTCATTAAAAGCCTTATTTGCTTTATGAACCATCGCAGTTAAATCCCTAAAACTCTGACTAACAAGAGGAATATGTTTTGGACTTAAAGTGGTAAATCTTTGTAATGATTCATTTGCTTTACGAATTTTTTCATCAGTCCTATCTAAAACTTTATTAAAATTAGTTAATTGTCCTGCCTTTATCTTTACATCAATATTTATTCCGTAATTAGCCACTTGCTATAAAAAACCAAATATTAAACCTATCTTACCTTCTTTTGCCTTTTAAAGCACTAACTCTCTGTGCTTGCTCTTGTCGTTTTTCATATTCTTCGCTTTCTATTTCTGCATACGCAGCCCAAGCTATCATCTCTTCAACAGTTAAAGTCTCACATAACTCAGCTACAGTTTTATGTAACTGTTTAGCTAAAGCAAATATAAATCTCCAATCACCATTAGCTTTTCAAATCGGCTTTAGCCTCTTTTACCTCCCGATCTGCACCAGCACTAATCATTGCTAATTGAATTTCTTCAAGAACATTTGCTTCTATTTCTCTTCTTAATGAAGCCTTATCTCCATCTTGAAAAAGTCTATTGCCATCTTTATCTAATGATTTTTCAATCATCATCTGTAAAGCGTATTCATTTGTATCCTCAGTAGTAGTTTTCTTTTGTATTGCCTCTCTTTCAGCAATGGTCAAAGGATGCCAGTAAACAGTAAGAATAATTTCATCATCCTGTTTAATGTCGTGCTTGTAAAGTTGTGAAACTCCAAACCTGTTTTTGAGTAGGTCTACTGCTCTTGTCATATCAAAATTATATTACTCTACTATATTAAGCGTTAGCGGTAAATTGGCAAGATATTACACCTACAAAGTGACTTCTATCCTCAATATTCAAGGGAGTTGGACCAGTAATATCTAAAACTCTAGGTTTACAAGTAAAAGTATCAACGTAGTCAGAATCGTTAACAGAGGTAAGTCCATCTACTACAGCTTCACTTATAGCAGATAAAGTTCCAGTACCTTTTCCTTTTGGACAATAAACATTACATTGAATAACACCAGCATAGTAATCTGAAGAAGCTCCCTGATTTTGTAAAGTAGATTGTCCAAAATCTATAGTCATAATTATGTATTTTTTTGTTTTACCAGGATTTGTAAAATGCACATTATCATAAACCATTAATACAGTTGGATCTACATCAAAAACTTTATCTGTTACTGCCTTTTCAAAAGCTGCTCTTGTGTTAACTAAAGTCATAATTAAATTTCAGAAGTACCAGTATATTTTCTACCTTTTTTACTACCTTTACCAAAGTAAACTTTTTTCTGAACAGAACCAATTTTGATAGCACCACGTTTTTTCTCTTTAAAGTTTTCGTTAATAGTATTCTTCACATCACTTTTTACATATTTAGCTATATTGGGATCTTCAATTACATAACTTGAATATTCTGCTTGATTACCAATAAAACAACCTTTTCTGTAATCAAAGGTAGGAGGAGAAAATCTAGGTTCTATAACTGGATTAGATGGTCTTGATTTTGTTCTTGTCCAACCTTCTCCACCTTTAGGTAAATTAAGTTTGTTATGTTCACTTTTTATAGATGCCCAAGGTTCGTGATCTTCTACTCTATCTATTTGTTTTACCTGACTTTTTTGTGCTCTCCAACTTGATGCTAAAAATCCTGTCCATACTGGACTATTAGCTTCAGTTGCAAGATCAGCTAAGACATCTCCAATCATTGAATTAAAAGCTTCATTAAGTTGAGCATCTAAATCTGGTTTTACATTTTTTATATCTCTAGCCATTAGAACCTCACTAGTAATGTAAATAGATAAGTCTGTCCACCTTGCTTTGTATCAATACTTGTTATCTGTCCAACTCTAGTAGATCCAGCATAAGTTAATTTTACTTCGTCATTTAAAGTTGGTTGATTATCTCCAATAAGATCAGGTGTTAAATATATCCTTGCCTCTCTCATTTCCTGCTCACCTTCTTCTTCTGATCTAACAAATTCAATAGGAGCTTTTAAATCAGAATAAGTTGTATCTACACTAACCTCCTCACCTGTATCGATGTTATAACTAGAAACTCCTTTTTTTACATAAGTAATAGTTGAGTCAAAAGAACTACCTAAATCAGCAACAATCTGTTTAGCAACACTTTTAAATAGTGAATCTAATTGACCTGCCATTATCCTCTAACTACCCTCATTTGAAAAGTACCTGCTCCACCTAGCATATATGCTCCAAGATAACTTTGTAACCAAGGATAAACATCCATAATATTATTTACAGAACCAGTACCCTGACTTTCAGTATTGTATTTAACTTGTAAATCCCCTAGTTTTACTTCAGAAAAATTACCATCTTTACCAGTAGTACCAGTAATAGCACCAGTATCATTTGCTAAAGCTCTAGCTAATTCATATTGTGCATATTTAATATTTAAAGGAATAGTAGAACAACTAAGCTCAACCCTATCTACCTGATAATTTGTTCTTGGAAACTTTAATGCCTGATTTTCGTCACACCTATCACCTTGAAATACAAAAGTATCAATCCATCTTGTAGCAGCTATTAATGATCTATTCTTCTGATCATCTGTTTTATTAGTCCAAGTGCTCGAATCAGGTACAGTTTCAAAATAACTATTAGCTTCTGTCAATGTGACATAACTATTAGCAGTTTCACTTTTTAAAGTTGCGTTTATAGTAGCTGCCACGATTAATAAAGTAATTTAGTTTTATTGTAGCGTAAAGAAAAAACCCCACCAATATTTGGCGAGGTTTAATGACCACATTTTAATCTTAATAAAAATTAAGACTTTAGACCATTGGACAATGGTGTGTTTACAAAAATCTCAACCATAGGAATCTGGTCAATGTCATAAGTAACACCGTAATTAGAACCAGTTCTAAGTGCTGAGTTAGCAGGGTTATCAGAAGCAGATGTCCACTTAGTACCCATAACGTGATACGCACTATGGTAATCAACAGACATAACATCTTGCTTAGATAAGATGTTTCTTTCTGCTTCAATACCTAACTCAGATTGCTGACCTTCAAGAATTACTCCTGACTTCATTAAGTAACAACGGAACTCTTGACGATTACCAGTAGATGTTGGATCGTTGATGTTTACCTGTGAGTCGATTACAACTGTGCAACCAGCAAACTGACCGATTGA